TCCTCATACTCAAACAAGCAATTACCTATTAAGATTTTCATCAACTCAATGTTTGGCGCATTATCGGCACCTCAAGTTTTCGCTTGGGGTGACATGTATATGGGTGAACAGATTACTTGTACGGGCAGACAATACCTACGTCAGATGATTAAATTTTTTATGAGTCGTGGTTACGTTCCTCTTGTGATGGACACGGACGGTGTTAACTTTTCAAGTCCTGACGATGCGGATAGTCATAAATATATTGGTAGAGGTTTGAATTGGAAGGTAAAAGAGGGTAAGGAGTATACAGGTCCTGATGCGGATGTTGCAGAATATAACGATATATTCATGAGAGGAGAGATGGCTTTAGATACTGATGGTGTTTGGCCTTCGTGTATAAACCTCGCCAGGAAAAATTATGCGGTAATGGATGCTAAGGGTAAGATAAAATTAACCGGCAATTCAATTAAGTCAAAAAAATTACCTCTTTATATTGAAGAATTTTTAGATAAAGGTATAAAGTTGTTGTTGAACGGTGAGGGTAAGGATTTTATAGAATACTATTATGAGTATCTTCAAAAGATTTTTGACCAAAAAATCCCTTTGTCTAAAATTGCACAAAGGGCTAAAGTTAAACTTACTCTCGATGATTATACTAAACGATTAACCCAAAAGACAAAAGCCGGCAATAGTATGAGTAGAATGGCTCATATGGAACTCGTAATTAAAAATGGTTTAAACGTTAATCTAGGTGATGTAATCATGTACGTAAATAACGGAAAGAAAGCTTCACAAGGAGATGTACAAAAGATGACTGCAAAACAAATCAAAGATACCAACGAATATAATTTAAATTTGAATCCAAAATACAAAAAAATAACTGATGGTGTAATTGTAAATTGTTACATGTTGGACCAAAGTACAATTGAAACAAATCCAGACCTTACAGGAGAGTATAATGTACCTAGAGCAATAACAACTTTTAATAAAAGGATTGAACCATTGTTAGTGGTTTTCCAACAAGAAGTTAGAGATAATCTTTTAGTGACAGACCCTGAACAAAGGGGTATTTTTACCACGTCACAATGTGAACTTATAAATGGTATGCCTTTTGAGTCTGGTGACCAAGATAGACTAAAAGAAGATGTGTTAGATATAACAGAACAAGAATTGAACTATTGGGGTAGAAGAGGTCTTAATCCTGATTATATGTACGAATTAGCGGAAGAAAATTGGGAGGAAAAATTAGGACTGCTTCAATCCGTCTGAAGATAAAATGTACCAGTTTCCTCCAACAAATCTGAATTCAACACAAGCAAATCTATCCATTTGAATTTCATCGTATTCTTCGTCTATAAGACCTATGTCTGGAAGTATTGTTAATTTTGTCATTGATTTTACTACAATATGGTCAGAGGTCGTTGAGTCCAAAGTAATTGTCGAACTTGCAACACCTCTAACAACAATACATGCTTCACCGCTAGTACGGTAATCTTTTTCTGAAACAACTGAAATTTCGGATGTATTGATTGCCATCCCATTAATGATTCTTCTTGAAGGTATTGTTTTTACTATTCCCATTTTAAATCACATAAATTTGACGAGGCATTGCTCTAAACTTCATTTGTTTGTTTAGATTTTCAGCAATTAAGGCTTCTCTTTCCATAACTTTTTCAGGTCTTAATCTTGTTAACCACCCTTCAGCGCCGGTTAGTTCTTCCATAAGTTTTGACTTTTCGTCTTTTGCCTCTGTTGATAAACTTTGGTAATCCATGGTTATTTCCGAGTCTGGAGTTTTCAAGTTTCCACTGTACTTACCCCTAACTCTTGCCAAGGTTTCTTTACAATATGCGGTAAACCATCTTCTCACCCATTGTTGTCCTGGAACATTCAAATCTTCCCAAGACAAATTTTCGATTGGTACATCAGTAGGAAGTTTTATAATGTCGGGATTTGCTTTCAAACACGCCGCTCTATCATCAGGACCAACATCATAATACCAATACCACACAGCCTTTCCGGCATACATACTATAGTTATTCCAATTAAATCTACCTCCTGGTGTATTATACAAAAAAATGTTTCTCTTTCCGTCAGGAAGAGCGGTAATTCTGTATGTTAGAGAACCTCCGAGTATTCTATTTAGAATATTTGCTTCTTGCATTCTTATTAGATAATCAAAACCTGACATCATAAAATAAGAACCTTGATACCCCATTTGAGCATAACCAGCTTCGTTAGCACCTAAACCAATACCCCCCATACCAAATCCACCAATACCTCCTAAACCAAATGCAGTCCACGGTTGGTTGGAGAACCAAAGTAGTTCATTAACTTCGCGCCCTGCGGGAATTTCATAGTTTTGAGTGTTTGCACTTAAAATAAAATAATCCTTCTTTAAAACCCATGGACCCATTGTTTGTAGTCCCACAATTTTTGAATATGAATATGCAAACTGTTGTTCAAAATCCATTGTTCTTGTAACAAGAGCTCTTGCCACAGACCTTTCAGTCATGTTTAAATTAACAAGATTTACCCATTGAGAATCAATTAACCATTGGAGAACATACTCTTCATAATCTCCTATGGATAACTCCATTAGGGAGTCCATCATTTCATCTTCTAATTCAACACTTCTTAAGGGTGCACCAAGAAGATGTTTGATTCTAGTATATATTCTACTTCTTTCTGGTTCTGGAATTACTGCCATATCAAATAAATATCTTTCTTATTCTATTTCGTGAATCAACGAACCCAAATCAAATGAGTAGGTGTCTTGACTAGATATAGGCTCATTTTTAAATATCAAAATTCTATTAGTTTTAGGGTGACTAAATATCATCCAATCAACGTCATATTTTTTAACATTACCTGTATCAGCAAGTGAAATAATATTATTATCAATTTGAGTTGATGTGTATGGTTTTATTTGTGCTGTGTATTCTTTTCCATCCATTCTAATTACAATATCAACCCCTTTAAACGCATCTTTCTTTACACCATGACCACCGATATGTGAAATTTTAACATCGTTACCAAAATATTCTTTTAATTTAGTTTCTGCATTGTTTTCACTTTTTTGACCCCTTCTCCAAAGAACTAATAGGACATTAATAATGTTTATAAAATCTTCATTGTCTTTTGTAAAAATTTTACCTTTGAAGTGATTTAAAGCATTCAAGAATCTTTTTACCTCCTCAAGGGTTCTGTTTTTTTCTTGTGAAAAATCAAATTTTTTTTCAGGTTTTCCTATTCCTTCTATCTGACGATTAACGGCCTTAACTAATAAACAGAATGAGTTGAAATTAGTGTTTAGGTTATTTAGTATAGACCTCCCTTCGGGGGACTCTACTCCATAAAATCCTGACATTTCTTTATCTGTGGCCTCTACCCAAAATTGGGTGAAAACACTTTTTAAAATATAAGTTATACCATCTTGGTATAATTTTTTTATTCTTCTATTATTGATAAGTGCGCTATAAAATGCGACCTCATATGGTTGACAAAATTTAGGTTCTTTTTGTTCTGAAATTACTTTTTTTAACTCCTTTGACTCTAAAAGTTTTGTCTCCGTTTTCATTTCATACATTTTGGTTACGAAATCCCAATTAACTACTTTCCAAAAATTCGAAATATATTCATCTCTTTTATTTCTATATTTTAAATAATACGCATGTTCCCATAAATCCAACCCCAATAAAGGAAATCCACCACCTTCAATAACATTCATAAGTGGGTTGTCTTGATTTGACGTTGACATTATTTTGAGTCCGTTTTTTGCGGTAAGAACTAACCAAACCCAACCAGAACCGAATCTTTCTTTTGCAATTTTTTCGAACTCTTTTTTGAATCTTGTAAATGTTCCGTACTGTTTTGTAATTTTTTTATATAGTTCCCCCGTTAATTTTTTGGGTTCAGGTGTTATCATGTTCCAAAATAATGCGTGGTTAAATGCACCTCCCGCATTATTTCTTATTGTTTTATCGTAACGACTAATGTTTTTAATAATTTGTTCTAATTCTAAATCCCCATATTTTTTCTTATCCAAAGCGTCGTTTAACTTATCTACGTATCCTTTATAATGTTTATTATAATGAAAATTCATTGTTTCAGAATCAATGAATTGTTTGAGGGCTGAGTAAGAATAGGGTAATTTTTCAATACCTATTTTTTTCATTTCTTGTATTAACAACTTTTTTTCTTGACCGGACTTCCTTTCAATTATTTGTCTTTCAAGTTGTTCAATTTTTTTTTCTAATTTATTCATAAGTGTGAGTTATTACTATAAATAACTCTTAAGTTCATTAATATCTATGTTCGTTAATTTTTTGTAAAATTTCTTCAACATAATCGGCGGGACCATTGTTGTCACCCATGACAGTTGCGATTACATGTTTTTTCTTATTAAGGATATCATAAATAATCCCCTCAATGGTATTTTCAAAAATAGGGTAATACACAAGTACATTGTTTTTTTGTCCATATCTATAAGCCCTGTCTTCGGCTTGTGAATGGTCTGAAGGAAGAAAAGAAAGGTCGTTCATTATAACCGCCTCACCTGCAGTGAGAGTGATTCCAACACCTGCTGCCTTTATGTTTCCTACAAAAACTTTTACTTTTTCGTTGTTTTGAAAATTATCAACACTATCTTGTCTTTCCCCTTTGGACATTGAGCCGTCGAGTTTAACTGCCGCCTTTCCGAAATGTTCACAAATTTTATTTAGTGAGTTCGTAAAGTTACAAAATACTATAACTTTTTTTCCTTGTTCTACAATATTTTCCGCTATCTCAATCGTCTGATTTATTTTTTCATCCGCAATTATTTGTCTTACTTTTGTTAACTTTGTAAATTGAACCGTTAGTGATTTTGACTCTTCCGGATTTTTTTCATACCAATTATAATACTCCCCCATAACTTCTTCATACTCTTTTGATTTAAGTCTTAAGTAAACAGGAGTAATAATTTTGTCGGGTAAATCTAAAACATCTTCTTTGAGTCTTCTCAATATAAGATTGGTTGTTCGGTCTCTTAATTCTTCTAGATTTGATGCACCCATTACGTTCCAAACTTTTCTGGGTCCTACCCTGAATTGATACCCCTCACAATATCTTATGACGTAGGCCATCCAATTTTTGGCAACTGGAGAATCAACAAGACTTAAAAGATTATAATAATCTATTGGTCTTGAGGTCATTGGGGTACCTGTTAACAACCATAGTCTGTCAACACTTTTAACAATGTCGTTTATTAGTTTCGTACGTTGAGCTTGAGCATTTTTAATATAGTGTGCTTCATCAACAACCACCAAATCAAAATTGGCGCTAATAATTTGCGATTCATTTTTTCTTTTAGTGTCATGGAAATTTTTTATAATGTCATAATTTATTATTACAAAATCTTCTTCAGAAGAAAAGTTTTTACCCTCGGCAATTGATACGCTTTTATTTGTATAATTTTCAATTTCTCTTTTCCAATTTATCTTAAGTGTTGCGGGACAAATAATTAAAACCTTTTTTGCACCAGCTTCTAAAGCTGCTATTATTGTTGATGTTGTTTTACCTAAACCCATATCATCAGCTAAAATGTATCTTTTGTTTTCTACAAGTTTTTGAATTGCGTATTTTTGATGTGCGAGAGGTGGCCTATTAGAATATTTTTCAAAATCTAATACAACATCTTTTACTGTATTGTCTTTAATAATTGAAGCCTTTGGTAACCAAAAATCGTGTAGTTGTTCATTGTCAAAAACTTTACCCCAAATGTGGTATGCCTTATCTTTTTCCGCCAATAATTTTTCAACCCAAACTTTATCTGGTATTGTTGTGTAGAGCTTATCGTCTGCTAGTTTCTGTGCAAAATACGAATCAAGTATAATCCATTTTTTTGCAACCTTTGGTTGTTTTTCATGATTACTTATAATGTAATCTGATTGACTTCGTGTCGGGTAGAATTTTTTGTTTACCTGAGCTTTTCTCTTTAATTCAAGTATGTAATTGTTAGCACCTTGGTATTCTTCCAAAATTGTTAGTGCTCTTGATTCTAATGTAATTTCTTGAGGCATTATTTAATTTCGATAGAAGTCCTTCCATCTTCCCAATATGATTGTCCACCATAATAGACAAATATTTCTTCATTTGGTTCAATATCACGAAGGGAGAAAAACTCAAACACATTATCATTATAAACTGACCTCCAATCTGCGTTCGGACTTTCGCTATGATTATAAAGAGAAGCATACCCCAAACCAACTACTTGTTTCTCCCAAGTAGTTCCTGATGGCCAGTTAAATCTATAGTTTAACAACACATATGAAGTTTCTCCGTATTTCATTCCTAAATCAATTACGGGACAGATTTCGAACACATCCCCTTCTTTGATTTTCTTCTTTGCAAATACGCCAAGACCATGGATAGGGCTATAGTTAACATATATTTTATCTGACGGAATGATTTTCACTACAAGTTGTTTGGGTTAAATATAATAACATTCAAAGTATTTATCAATAATGGAAAATTTAGTACCTATAACACGACTTGGTAAATTCTTTGGTGGTGAAGATTATGCTCTTGATATTGGTATGGGTGAGGAGTGGTTGTTGGGTGATATGAACTTTACTGTCATACTTTACCGTATAGACAGATATAAAACAAAAACTGATGATGTTTATGGTGAAGTATTAGAGGATGGTGTTCAGTTTCTTGCTCCTGTTGAGTTGAAAGGGTACGTTCAAGTAATGGCTCCAGCAAACAAGTTTCTTGGTAACTCAAGAGTAGAACAGCAAGAGCCGGGTAATATGAGATTTAGTATATATCAAAAAACTCTTGAGGATATGGGTGTCGAAATATTCATGGGTGATTATTTCGGATACTATGAGACTGAAGATAGAGTTAGATATTATGTTGTAAGTGATGATGGGTATGTAAGGTCAGATAATAAACATACTTACGGTGGGTACAAGCCATTTTACAGAACAATTGTTGCTACCTATGTAAGTGAAAATGAATTCAAAGGAATATGACAAAGTTTATACTTAATGAAGAGGGTGACAAAATGGTTATTGTCACTGAAGGTTTGATTGACTTTCTCGCAGACAAATTAAAAGATGTCTTGGGTGATGACTCATACGAAAAGTTAAGAAAACAATTTGGTTTCGACGATAAAGAGAATTCAGAAAGAGTTCAAGTTGAAATACCAAAAGATTTGGAATCAAAATATAATTTTCATCAAATACCTGACGGTAAAAATAATTTTCGTTCGGCTCAATTACCTGGAGATGTTTTGGCATCAGTTATAAAAAAATATAAAATAAAGAACGTAATTCGTTTAAACGGAGATGGTAACGATTCTTATCATAGACAAGCCAGTGAAAAACTATCAAGAGAAGATGAAAAGAAAATTTGTGAGGAATTGAATTGTAAATTCGAACCTATCAAAGCTCACATGGGGTATAAGTTTGGAGAAGGTTATGTTGGTTCTCTTGATTCGGTGTCCTCAATACTACAAAAAGGTAACACATTGATACATTGTGCTCATGGTGCAGACAGAACTGGAGGTCTTGTTGGTGGGTACCTCAAAAAAACGGGGAAAGAAAAAGACTTGGACAAACTTTGGGAATACACAACAAAGTACAATGGATGGAAGAGAATGATTAATGCCAATAGATTTTTTGGCTCGGGTTATGACAAATATGCGGATACTTTTTATCCTATCCCTGAACTGAAAAAAAAATATGAAAAATGAAAATAATACTCACAGAATCACAATTTGATTCAGTGTTCGGAGGAAAAAGGGTTATGGTTTATTATAATCTTCATAAACACACTTTTTCAATAACACTTGCAGGAAAAGTTATAATGCATGCCGATATGGTTAAGTTGTCGGACGTAGAATTTAGAGTAAGAAAGGGTGGTAAAGAAAGGGTGAGGGGTGAGAAAAGAAAAAATGTTCACGCTTTCGTTATTGGTGATTTGATTGATTATTGTGAACATCCTTGTTCAGAGGTTTTGGAGCCCTCTTTTGGTGATTTGGTTACTTATAACCCGTATGAGAACGATAGTTTTATATTGAAAAGTACAGGTGAGTCAATATTTGATGCTGATGAGGTTTTACTTGTAAATTCTAAAAATAAAATATTTGTACTTAATTGATATGCCGTTTCCAAAACAAATAAAAAAAACATTGCCATTAGTCCCAAAAAAGGAATTGTCTGCAAGAAGAGAGCAATTATTGGAATATATCAATAAAGATGGAACTTATCTTCCGAAGTCTGTTCTTCATGCTGACCTAGATAGGGGTATGTTGGATTTTACCAAAACTGAATTAGAGGTTGTTACTGCGGGTAAATCCGTTCCACTTTTGGATAGAATTATAACAACACAAAACTGGTCCCAATATTTGGAAACTTGGCAGTTTGTAGATTTGGATTATAACCCAAGTCCTCCTTTTATGACAGTTGTAAGAGTTCCTGAAGTAAAGTATGGAACAAATCCATCATTACAATATACAATACCAAACCGTAAACAATTCTATTATGCGTCTGTTCCAACATGGAATGGAAACGAACAAGGAATGGACATTTATACTATTCCTCAACCAGTACCTGTAGATATAAATTACAGCGTAAAAATTATTTGTAACAGAATGAGAGAATTAAATCAGCTTAACAAAATTGTAATGCAGACTTTTTCCTCAAGACAAGCCTACACATTTATAAAAGGGCAATATGTTCCAATTATCATGAATAATGTTTCTGATGAATCCCAAATGCAGATGGACGCAAGAAAATATTATGTACAAAGTTATGATTTTACAATGTTAGGATATCTTATAGATGAAGAAGAGTTTCAGGTAAAACCTGCAATTCAAAGATATATGTTGGTTACTGAAATTGACACATCAGTTCTGAAAAAAAAGAGAGACAAACAACCCCCTAATCCTGATGAGTTTGAGACTAACTGGTTATTTGTGACTGGCAATACAATTTTATCAGAATTTATTGAGTATACCGCAAATATGACTTTATTGGATAATGATAATATTGATACTTGGGATGTTTACATCAACAACCTTTTCTATGGTAGTGATGTCGAGTCGATTCAAATAACAACAAACGATGACTTGAGAATTGAAGTAACAAAAATTAATCCGTCTTTGGAGGGGAACTTGTTATTTTTAAATAAATTAATTTAGTCTTCCCCGTATATATCTTTCTTTTCTTTACACTTTTCCATAATTAATTGCTCAAGAAATTTATAGATTTTAATACCCCTTCTATCGCAGTATTTTTTTAGTATATCGTGTACTGCAGGGTCAATTTTTATGTTCTTTATTTCTTTCTTTGTTTTCATGGTAGAAAAAAGGCAGAATTAATTCATACTGTTTACAAATACATATCAAAAAGTAAAGTTTTTTGATGTAGTGATGAATATTTATCAAGAAAATAAATCCGCATTAAGATAACTCAATAATGGCAACAGCACAAGCAAATCAAAAAGTTTACGTATCACCTGGGGTGTATACCTCCGAAACGGACTTATCGTTCGTGGCACAGAGTGTAGGTGTTACAACATTAGGTTTAGTTGGGGAGACAATTAAAGGTCCCGCATTCGAACCAATTTTTATTACAAACTACGATGAATTCCAAGCTTATTTCGGTGGTACAGAACCAGTAAAATTTGTGAATACACAAATTCCGAAATATGAAGCGGCTTACATCGCTAAATCATATTTACAACAGTCTAACCAATTATTCGTTACGAGAGTATTGGGTCTTTCTGGTTATGACGCGGGTCCTTCTTGGTCTATTCGTGTCACAGCAAACGTTGACCCAACTACAATTGGATTGAGTTCTGCTGGAGGTACGGTGTTTACTGCCAACTTCACAGGTTCTTCATCAGGAAATACGGTTGAGATTACCAATCCTTCCAACTTACCTGATAGTGTAGAAAATAATTTGACTACTCAAATCAGATTGTCTGATGGTAGTGTTTCAACATTACAAGGATTTTTCAATTCTTACTTACAAGATGTTTATAGTTCAGGAGCAACTTCAGGTAATACTGTTTCTATCTTTGGTGCTATACCTGAAAATGATTTCAACTCTTTAGATGCAACATATATCTATCAGAACAATCCTTTAGAGACTTACAGTGTTAATTTAGTTGATAACGATTTGTCTGCAGGTTCTAACGATGTTTGGTATTATGCAAACTTCGTTAATACCACAGGTGATGCTTATACAGGATATTCATTTTATTTCGTAACAAGCTCATTCACCGCTACAACAGGTACTTCAAGTTTTGCTGGTACAATATCAGGTGCTTCCTTTAGTTTTTCAGGAACTGCCTATAGCGACTTTAATGATATGGTTGTTGCAACAGTTCGTTCAAGAGGTATATCTTTATTTACAAATACAAGTACAAGTGTCAATCATGGTCCTGTGTACGAAGTAAGTGCAACAACGGGAGTAACTATGGTTTGTACTGAACAATATTCCGGTGTAACAAGTAATCCGTTCGGAACTTTCTTGTTATCAGGAATTACTAACGATGCAGATACTTTCTCATTTGAAGTTTCATTATTGGCATCCTCACCTCAATATATTACAAAAGTTTTAGGAATTGACAACTTTGGAAAATCAAGAACTCAAGTTCCTATTTTTGTGGAGGAGATATATCCAGGTTCTCTTAACGATGCTTACAACCAAGGATATATTCGTGGGTTGGATTGTCAATTAGTTGCATTACCGGGAGCAAGGTCTCAAGACCCTTCTTCTATCGCTTACAAATCTCAAAGATATCAATCACCTGAAACACCTTTCTTGGTTTCTGAATTGAGAGGTAATAAAGTTTATAACTTATTTAAGTTCATATCTATTTCTGACGGTGATTCTGCAAATTTTGAAGTTAAAGTTTCGATAGCTAATCTTTCGTTCAATAATATGACATTTGATGTGTTGGTTAGACAATTTTTTGATACAGATAATAATCCTGTTGTAATCGAGAAATTCACAAATTGTAATATGGACCCTCTTTCTAACAACTTTGTGGCTAAAAAGATTGGTTCTTCCAATGGTGAATATGCTTTGATTTCTAAATACATTATGGTTGAAATGGCGGACGGAGCACCTATAGATGCTCTTCCTTGTGGTTTCTACGGGTACGTTCAAAGAGAATATGAAACAACAGATAATCCTTCACCAATGATTAAGTACAAAACAAAGTATTTTTATCCTGGAGAAACAATAATGAATCCTCCTTTCGGAACATCCTCTGGAGGTTCAAATACTGTTGAGTCATCAGGAGATGTCATAAGAAGAAGTTATCTTGGTTTCTCTTCACAATATGGTGTCGATGAATCTTTCCTTTCTTACAAAGGAAAACAAAATCCTACTAACTGGGTAAGTTCATCTTTTGAAGTACCAGGTGAAAACTTCAATTATTTGAGTAAGGGTTTCCACATGGACTCTGGAGCTACTGTTGTTACAATTTCAAACTCATTTCAAACAAGTGGTGAAACAGCTTTTGAATGTGGTACCGCAGACTTTACAGCAGACCCCGACACTCAAGAAAATCCATATTATTTCATTTATTCCAGAAAGTACACAGTATGTTTTGCTGGTGGATTTGATGGATGGGATATATACAGAGAGTTCAGAACTAACCAAGATAGATTCCAATTAGGTTCTTCGGGTTATTTGGCAGGTGCATCACCATCTTCAAAATACCCAACAGCGACAGGTGACGGATTGTTTAAGAGAATTACTGTACAGAATAACACAAGTGACTTCGCAAATACTGACTACTACGCTTACTTGTTGGGTATCTTGACATATCAAAACCCTGAAGCAACAAATATTAACGTATTTGCAACATCAAGTATTGATTATGTTAATAACTCAAATCTTTGTGAAGAAGCTATTGATATGATTCAATTCCAAAGAGCGGATTCTGTTTATATTGTTACAACACCTGACTACCAAATGTATACTCCAGACGGAACAAGTCAGTTCGATGTAATCTATTCTCAAGAAGCTGTAGATAATTTAGATAATACAGGAATTGATTCTAATTACACTGCAACATACTATCCATGGATTCTTGTGAGAGATACAGTTAACAACACACAAATTTATTTACCACCAACAGGTGAGGTCGTTAGAAATTTGGCACTAACAGATAATATTTCTTTCCCATGGTTCGCGTCAGCGGGTTATACAAGAGGTCTTGTTAACTCAATTAAAGCTAGACAAAAACTAACACAAGAGGATAGAGATACGTTATACCAAGGTAGAATCAACCCAATCGCAACTTTCTCTGATGTAGGAACCGTAATTTGGGGTAACAAAACTCTCCAAGTCGCTGATTCAGCACTTAATAGGTTGAATGTTAGAAGATTGTTGTTACAGGCTCGTAAGTTAATTTCGGCTGTTGCTGTAAGATTGTTGTTTGAACAAAACGACCAAATCGTAAGACAACAATTCTTAGATAGTGTTAATCCTATTCTTGATGGTATTAGAAGAGATAGAGGTCTTTATGACTTCCGTGTAACGGTATCTTCTTCTCCTGAAGATTTGGATAGAAACACACTCACAGGTAAAATTTACCTTAAACCTACGAAAGCTCTAGAATTTATTGATATTGAATTCTTTATCACACCGACAGGAGCTTCGTTTGAAAATATCTAATAAAATGGGGGGACTTGTCCCCCCTTTAGCCAAAAATGGAAAAAGAGTTCAAAGAAGGATTTGAGGAACAGGGAACTCCTGATATGAAATATTACGCTTTCGATTGGGATGACAACATTGTGCACATGCCAACAAAAATAGTTCTAAAAAATGATATGGGTGATGAGGTAGGTATGTCCACTACTGACTTTGCAAAGTACAGAGAAAAAATTGGTAAGGGCCCTGTAGAATATAATGGTGATACGATTGTTGGTTATGCTGAAAATGCTTTTAGAAATTTTAGAACAGAAGGAGACAAGACATTTTTAATAGATGCAATGAAAGCCGAAAAAGGACCGGCATTTGATGACTTCAAAGAAGCTATTAATAATGGTTCTGTTTTTGCAATAATAACTGCAAGAGGACATAATCCAAGGACACTTAAGCAAGCTGTTTACAATTTCCTTCTCTTC